GGTTACGCGGCCGCGAAAATTGGCTAGAGCCAGCGCGTCTATAGTTCCTTCCATGAAACAATGCTTGGAATGCCTCAAGAGTTTTTATGTAAAGACTCAAGAGATTCGGTGCGAACCTTGCCGAGAAATTCACAAGGCCAGAAAGAAAAAAGAAAAGTATGCTCGAAGTTATCAGAAGCATCGTGAGCAGCGGATCGCTAAACAGAAAGAAAGAATGGCGCGTCTTGAGGCTCTCGGTGTTGCGAAGGAATTAAAGCGTAAATACAGAAAGGCGCAGCGACTCCGGTATGTATCTCTCGGGCTCACTACTAATGGAACCGAGCGCATACGCAAAGTTAACTTGCAAGAGACGAAAGAAAGGAAATTAAAATTAAGAGTCGCAAAATGGCGCAGGGAATGGTTGAGGCACAATGCTCCCGATCCTTGCGTAGCGGCATGGTATCGAGCAACAGATAAACCGTGGAAAAATCCACGCATAACTGCTGGCGAGAAATTTAAAGTTCGCTACAAATTCGATAATGTTTTTAGAGCAAGAGAAATTCTTAAGATTCAAACTCGAAAGAAGACTCGCGCTAGATGGATTGAATTGCAGTCTGATGGAACATTGACGGCGCAATCGCTCGGCGGATTATTCGCAGACGCTAAATTCTGCGCCTACTGCATGGAGTCATTTGAAAACTCTAGAGATAAGACGTTAGATCACGTTGACCCGTTATATCTTGGCGGGAAACATTCGCTAGACAATGCGGTTATCGCTTGCCTGTCGTGTAATTCTTCAAAAGGAAAAAAGAGTCTAATTGCATGGCTAATCGCGGCGCCGCAGACGTTGAACTCACGAAGTTAAATCAGCAGCAGATTGCTTTTATCTGCGGTGTAACTTCGCGCAGCATTCGAGACTGGGCTGACGCGCCACGCAATGCCGATGGGACATACAACGCGCAAGAGTTCGTCGCGTGGTTTTTGCAACGATCCTCTGGCGGCAACGGAGAGCGCGAGCATAACAATCAGCGCGAAAGACTCGCAGCCGCGCAAGCCGAAAAAGTCGAAACCGAAAATCGAGTGCGACGCGGAGAGTTGGCCGACACAAAACAAATGATTGAGATGTGGTCGGGAGTGCTCGCTGCGGTTCGTGCGAAACTACTTTCGATGCCTACCAAACTAGGGCCACAACTTGTCAACACAGCAGAGCCAGCAATCATCGTCGGCAGAATTAGAGCAGAAGTCTATTCAGCCCTTGATGAACTTGCCGCAGATTCGACAGAGGCTAGTGTCGATTCTCAAGCCGCCACCGAAATTGACGGTGAGCCAGTGGGCCGACCAATACCGGAGACTATCTAGCGAGGCATCCGCCGAACCCGGCGTATGGCGCACATCTCGAGCACCGTATCAACGCGGCGTTATGGATGCCGTTACGGATGAAACGGTCAAAGAGGTCTGGATTCAGAAATCCGCACAGGTCGGGTGGACGGAGATCCTCAACAACGTGATCGGGTATCACGTTCACCAAGACCCTGCGCCGATGCTGCTCGTGCAGCCGACGCTAGAGATGGCCGAGTCGTGGAGCAAAGACAGATTCGCACCGATGGTGCGGGACACGCCAGCACTGGCCGAGCGGATCGCAGACCCTAAAGCACGCGACAGCGGCAACACGCTGCTGCACAAGAAGTTCACCGGCGGGCATCTGACGGTGGCCGGAGCGAACAGTCCATCTGGCTTGGCCTCGCGGCCCATTCGGATCGTGCTATTCGATGAGGTGGACAGATACCCATCGAGCGCGGGCACAGAGGGCGATCCGATCTCGCTGGGCCGTAAGCGAACGGCTACGTTTTGGAGTCGCAAAGTCTTGGCAGGATCGACCCCGACGATTAAAGGATCGAGCCGCATCGAGGCCGGTTTTGAGTCGGGCGACCAGCGGTTCTATTATGTGCCATGCCCGCACTGCGGCGAGTTCCAGCGGCTCGTGTGGGCACAGGTTAAATGGCCCGAGGGTCAGCCGGAGTTAGCCGAGTACGTCTGTGTGGCGTGCGGTGCGATGCTGACCGAGGCGGACAAGGCGGAGATGCTACAGGCTGGCGAGTGGCGCGGGAGCAAGCCATTCGCGGGTATCGCATCGTTTCACATAAGCGAGTTGTACTCTCCGTGGTCTACATGGGCGGAGATGGCGGTCGCGTTTATTCAAGCAAAAAGGTTTCCCGAAACGCTGCAAACGTGGATCAACACGGCGCTTGGGGAAACCTACGAGGAACGCGGCGAACAGGTGGAGACGGTAGGACTCGCGCAGCGACGCGAACCGTACACCGCACAGAGCATCCCACAACAGGTGCTCATGCTCACGGCTGGCGTAGACGTACAGGACGACCGGCTAGAGGTAACTATCGTCGGCTTCGGCAAGGACGAGGAGACATGGATTGTCGAGCACGGCGTGCTGCGAGGTGATCCTGGCAGCGATTCGCTGTGGCACGATCTTGACGGATACATGGCTCGCAAACGCGAGACCGAAGACGGACGACCGCTACTGATCGAGGCCCAGGCTATCGACTCTGGCGGTCACTTTACGCAGCAAGTCTATGCCTACTGCGCTAAACGCAAAGCGCGGCGCGTGTGGGCGATCAAGGGAGCCGGTGGCTTCGGTCGGTTGATCTGGCCGAAGTCAGCGGGACGGGCAGGGAAAACCTCGGCGCAGGTTTTTATAGTCGGTGTTGATACAGCCAAAGACGTGCTGTACGGGCGCATGAAGCGCGTACACCAACCGGGGGCGGGATACATTCATTTTCCCGTCTCGGTCGATGAGGTCTACTTTGACCAGTTGACCGCCGAGACATTGATCTATCGCATGGTGCAAGGGCGGCGCGTGCGGTCTTATAAGCCGCGCTCCTCGGGCAGTCGCACGGAAGCCCTCGACTGCTTGGTCTACGCCTACGCAGCGTTCATAGGGCGCAACGGGCCGATGATATTGCCGAACCGCAAGGTCGAACCAGTTACCGAAACGCAAGTCACAGTACAACCGCAAAAACCACAACGTCGCCCCGTGCCTTCTCGCGGCGGGTGGATGAACGGATGGAGATAACGCATGGCCGATAAAAAAATCAGCGCACTAACATCGCTCGCCCAAGGAGACGTAGCCGCATCAACGGACGTGCTCCCGATTGTGGACACGAGCGCAACGGAGACGAAAAAGATCACCGCCAGCGCACTCGTCGGCGCAGGAATGACCGCGGGTGTCACGAACGTTGATATCAACTCGGGTTCGATTGACGGCACGACTATCGGCGCGAACTCTGCCGCTGCCGGTACGTTTACGACTTTAACGGGTACGACTAAAGTTGTCTCGCCTTATGTCGACGCAGTAGGTAGCGCGGGTGGTCAACTGAGAAACGCCTCCGGCACGAGTCAATTAGCATGGGGCGCGGGTGGCGGTAGTAACCTGTCGCTCGAAGTTGCAACGAATATCAACCCTGTTAACGCAGCCGTATCGATTGCTCCGACCGGAACCGGCACGGTAACGATCAACCCCGCAACCGCTGGGACGATGAACAACGTTGCTATCGGTGGCTCGACTGCCGCAGCCGGTTCGTTTACTACGCTCACCACTTCCTCGACTGTCACGCTTAACGGCGGCACCGCCAACGGCGTGTTGTACTTGAACGGCAGCAAGGTGGCGACGTCGGGGAGTGCGTTTGTATTTGATGGGACGAATTTGGGTGTTGGATCAAATGCTCCCGGTCAAAAGTTTGTTGTTAATGGCGCCTCTGGCGTAGCAATGCAGTTAGAAAACAGTTCCGACTCAAACAGAGGTGGCCGTTTTGTTGCGGCTGGGTCTGCGGCATCGGGAACTTTCGCGGTTAACACCACAAGCAGTGGATATGCGCTTACGTTTGGTATCGACAGTGATGAAAAAATGCGCCTCACCTCCACCACGCTCTACACAGCGTCGGGGATTAACGTCGGCATCGGGACGAGTTCGCCTTTAAGTAAATTAGACGTTCGTGCGGCAAGTGCAGCAATAGACCAATATCAAACAATTCAAGCATTCAGTACCGATTCTGCCGCGATTGACAAAGGTGCAGGGCTTGCGCTGGGTGGTTATTACAGCGGCACAAGTTCTATTGCTGTGTTTGGTACGCTTGTTGGGCGTAAAGAAAATAGCACGGCAGGAAACTTTAGCGGCTACCTTGCGTTTGGTACAAACAACAACGCAACAGGTACAACAGAAAAAATGCGCCTTGACTCCTCCGGCAACCTCGGTCTGGGCGTAACGCCGAGTGCGTGGGGGGCTGGTAGTCAAGCATTGCAGAATGGCGGCGGGTCGTTCTTTCAATACAACAATGACCGCATTTTCATTGGGCAGAACTCGTATATTGACAGTTCGTTTAATGACAAGTTTATCGGTAATGGATATGGCACACGGTATCGGCAATACGCAGGTACTCATGCATTTTATGTATCTACGGTAAGCAACAGTTCTGGCGCAGGCGCGTCACAATCTCTCACGCAGGCGATGACGCTGACGGCGGCGGGTGATTTGTCT